GAGGACAAGACGGGTATGGTAGGAGGTGGATGTGCAAAAAATATTGATTTCGAAGAAGAATATTTGAAAGCTATAGAAATGCCAATAGATATAATTCAAAATGCTGCTGGAAAAAAACAGATAAAACGTTCCAGAAAAAGAGTCAGGTTCAGTAATAAACGTAGCCGAAAACAACGCAAATAAATTATATATCAAATCACGCTTATAAGTTAAGCGAAATATGGATTCCAATTGTTCTCATTAGCAAAGCAAAACTGCTTGACAAAAATCACATGTTCTTTGTAATCCATAATATCACTCTCTTCATTCTCAAACCCTTGTTTGTAATTATTAACACCAAAACTATGCTTGAAACTAATAAGCCATATTTTCTTATTTATATCTTCGATAAAGTTATAGCCTGTAATGTTCGGGTATACAATCCCATTTTTATACAAGTCTGTTATTATTTCCTTTATTTTTAGTTTAATCCTTTCAGGTAGATCGTCATAACAATCACCATAATAATCTGCTAAGCAATGACCATATATCCTTTGGGTGGTTAGTATACAACCTTCCTTGTCATACCCATAAAATTTCGGCAGGAAAGGCAGAGCAAGAGTATCCAAGTAGCGATACATTGTACCCTCCCGGTTAAAAACGCCCCCCTTTGTAAAGCAATAGTCGCTGACGTTCATTATTAATATTCATGTACAATTTAAATTTATAATAAAAAACATATCAATTTTATTATAAACCGCACACAATATGTATATATTAGGAATATATCTCCACAATAATTTTTTTTTGTGTTTCGTATATAAACTCTGTATTTCTAGTAAGTGAGAGAATCGTCGAGTTTATCATTGTAAACGCGAGCAATATCTTAACCACATCCACATCAAAATGATTCTTACTAAGACCAGGAACAATCGTATCTATTTTTGATTTATATTTACGGATTGTCAATTCAGTTAGCTTTCCTTTCAACAAATCAGTGAATAAGTTCTCTATAATAATATTAAGTTTGATTCTCTGTTCTGAAGTATACAATGAAATATCTGGTGCAGGATTCAGTAAATCCTTTACGTAAAATATAAAATCTTTTTGTTTATCGTTACTATTCAATAGAATATCTGACACCCTACTCAATGCCAGCTTTATATTCGAATCACCGATATTCAAAGACATTCCAAAGTCAATGATGCCTAGTTTTAACGTCCCCTCGTGATTCATGCATATTAAATTTCCTGGATGGAGATCTGTATGCATATAACGAAACAAATAATTAGAACACAATGCAAATTTTAATAGAAGACGAACATATTGTTCTTTCTCATTCTCATCGATTTCAAAACAAGTAGTACCAGAAAGATAGTCCATTATAATGAAATCATCATCACCTGGCAAGTTATACACATCTGGTATTAGTATTTTGTCCAAATCAGAGATGGTATTATTTTCTGAAAAATCCTCAACCTCTTCCTTGGTGGTTCGCATGACTTCAATTTCATTGTTGAAATCACACTGGGTCATTATATAGTCCTTCGATTCGATGAAACTAGCAATCGACTCTAGAAAATCATTTGCTTGGATAGGATAGGTGATGACTTTTGCAACCTGATACCAAAAAACAAATTGTTTGTATCCTCTCTCCAAACGTCCTGCTATATCCTTGCGTTTGATCTTAATCACTAGCTCCTTACCCTCTCTTGTATTACCCTTAAATACAATTGCAATCATACCAGAGTTTATTGGAACAAGGTTTTCAATGACGATGTCATATTTCTCTCTAATTTGGTCAATCAGTTTGTAGTCAATATCATCTTGATAATATTCAGAACTATTTGTATTTTTCCTAAAGAGAGTTAGCATGTGAGGGGAAACACTCTTATTCGCAGAGAGAGACTGAAACAATTTTATAAAGAGAACATTTGACTGGGTTAGATTCAACAATACCACTCTAATATACTCATCATATGAAATAAATCCGATAACAAAGCTGCAGGTGTTTAGCAATAATGCCCATATTAACCACATACATATTTAGGCTGTATAAAAATACACCTACAAACGAATTAGTAAATAAAAGATATAAACAGATGTTTTGATGAAATAATATAAAATGTCGGTTGAATTTCAGAAAATAATTCATGATTTTGTATGTGATTTGAAGACTACATTCCCAGAATACACTCAGTTGATCGATAAGTGGTGGAAGGATGACGAGGCCAGTGGCAAGCTTGTATTCGAACATTGCAAGAAGAAGATGCCTCCGCGTTTCTTTGATATTTTGAATCAGAATGAAGATATGTTCAAGGAAGAGTCAGGTATTGATACCGAGTTTCTGCCTAATATTTACTTCAAGAGTCTCTGGGGGTTTGATATCACGCAATCAACTCGCGATACGATTTGGAAGTACTTGCAATTAATGCTGTTTTCAATCGTTGGTTCTATTGAGAATAAGGAGATGTTTGGTGATACTGCCAAGATGTTTGATGATGTGGATGGAGCTGAACTTAAGACGAAACTTGAAGAGGCTCTTAAGAATATGCAGGGTATGTTTGATAACATGAAAACTGGCACTGACTCTGGTGCAGATGGGAGTACCAATCCACAGCCGGGTGCGAATTTTCCGAATGCGGAAGACATTCATGACCATATCTCCGGAATGTTAGATGGCAAGCTAGGCAAACTTGCTAAGGAGATTGCAGAGGATGCGGCGAATGATTTGAATATTGACATGGATAACGTGACTGATGTAAAGGATGTCTTCACAAATTTGCTGAAGAACCCGACTAAGTTGACAGGATTAGTTAAGAGCGTCGGTTCTAAGCTCGATAGCAAGATCAAGTCTGGAGAGTTGAAAGAGAGTGAGTTGATTGCAGAGGCGGCGGAATTAATGAAGAAGATGAAGAACATGCCAGGAATGGGTGATATTCAGTCGATGTTGAATAAGATGGGTATGCAGGGTGCTATGGGAGGAGCAAATGGTAAGGTTAACATGGGGGCTATGGAGTCTCAGTTGAATCGTAATATGAAGACGGCACAAATGAAAGAACGCATTCGAGCAAAGGCCGAGGTGAATCGTATATTAAGAGAAAAGATGGAACAGGAAAAACTCTCTCAGCAACACGCGAATGTATCCTGTGAACAAGTTATAAATGATGAAGAACTAATTTCTATATTCTCGACAGGTGAAAAGGTAGAAAAGACTCCGAGGGGAGCTAAACCAACGCAAAACAAAAAGAAGAAGGGTAAGAAATAAATTTATATATCTATAATAATGACAAAACAAATTCCGTTTTACGCAGATGAACCTTCTATTTTACTGAATAGCGATTACATATTTGATTTGTGGCCTACAAATAATATGACGTATGAACAGAAATTAAATGCTATTACACGAGTTATCACACTTGTGACTATTTTAGGATATTTGTTTACGCTTAACTTAAGGATACTAGTAGTTGGATTCATTACAAATCTTGTGATTTTTGGAATATATAAAACACGCAAGCCTAAGCTGGTCGAAAATTTTGATAAGTTAACAAAAAGTGATGTAAATGTAAAACTGGTAGAATTCAAAGAGGGTACATCCAACAACCCATTTAGTAATGTTCTGTTAACCGACATACAAGATGAACCTAACCGGAAATCAGCACCGCTAGCATTTGAGTCTGAAAAAAAAATAACAAATAATATTAAACAAGCTGTGCAGAAAATTAACCCAGGGATTAAAAATGTCGAAAAATCGCTTTATGGAGACAATGCTGAATTGTTTGAATTAGACCAATCAAACAGAGCTTTTTTCAGCACTGCAAATACAAAAGTCGTAAGCGATCAGTCGGATTTTATTAATTTTTTGTATGGTGGTATGAGTTCTAGTAAAGAGTTTACAGAGGATGGTGCAAAGATGAGGGTTGCAAATACTCAACGTTACAATTTATATTAATTATACAATCATATTCAAAAATATAATAAATACTATTATATTTTTACACGAGATGACTAGTCTGAATTTTCAGTATCTAGTGTTTCATCTATCCAAATTTTATATATAGTTTCATAAGTCGAATTACTATATTTTATCTCGTTTGTAAAGATGATATTGTTGTAATTGCAAATTTGACGCAGTATTGTCAAAAAAGACTTTGCCGTTAATTTACGTTCTAAATAATGATGGTATTTTGGTTTATAACATAAACGACAATGTTCAATAAAATTAATTATAGATTCATTATAAATACCTTTTTTAAATGATATAATATCAAATATATAATAATTGTTTATTTTAACGCAGTTTTTTTTGAGCAATTCAACGATAATACTATTGTCTATCATTTTTGTAAAAAAAGTCGTCATCTGAACTATAATATCGTTATATTATTATTTTCACAGAATTATTATCACGTATCGGTAGGAAGGATAATAATTCTGTGAAAATTACATACATTAAGTCGACAATATAATATATTTTACAATAAAAATATAACAAGAGCACCAAACAATTGCTTGGTAATATATTACACTATTTATAATTACTTACTACTTACTACTTACTACTATAGGTTCTAAATGAAGTAACAAATACCCCTGATTTATTCATGTTAAATTGTGTAGTTCCGTTCGTGAAACCCTGACAACCTAATCCTCTTAAAAGTTCTGCCAGCTGATCATTCATCTGTTGTTGCATATAATTTTGTTGTTGTTGAGGATTAAAAAAAGGGTGATTATTTGTAGAAAAACAAAAACCAGTTTTAAACTCTCTGTGAAAAGTTTGATGAAATGGTTGATGAAATGGTTGATGAATATGTTGAACACATCGTGGATTCCTTCTTTCTTCATCATATATTCTTCGTTTTTCATCGTCACCTATCGTTTCATATGCTTCATTAATTTCTTGAATCTTGTTTATTGCTTCAGGTTCCTTATTCCTATCCGGATGCCATTTTAATGATAGTTCACGAAATGCCTTTTTTATGTCCTTAATATCTGCATCTTCATTTACCCCAAGTACATTATAGTAATCTTTCATATCTTTAGTATTATACAATATTTGTTATTACTGGATAATACTAAAAATATTTACACCTTTTCATTTACACCTTTTTCATTTACACCTTTTTCATTTACACCTTTCTCATTTAG